ATGGCTATTCAGACAGCAGAAAAAGGTCAAGTTGTTTATGTGAATTGGCCTATTGATTGGAATGGTTACGATGAGCGTAGAATGTTTTGGTATAGAGTTCTTGGCCTTTTGGGTTTAAAGAAGGATTTTATGGTTTATCCTCGTTCGAATCTTATCTTTGCTGATCTTTCCGATGTTAATGATGTGAAGGTGGACGGTGTTTCTACTGGTTTGAATTTTTATGATTGGTTTGGGCGTTTGACTTCTTGCACTTGTTTTTTTGATGAAGGTCATATCTATTATGATTCTTACCTTGCTTTGAAAATGGATTTAAGCAAGCGTCTTTCTATTCTTGAAACTGCTCATTATGATCGTTCTGTCTATATTATTTCTCAACGTTGTACTGCTATTCATGCCGTTCTTCGTGGTAATGTTAATATATTTTATAAGTGTGAAAAATTAAGGAACGCTTGGTGGATTTTTAGGGCTTCTTTTCGCAGGGTTGAGTTTCAGGAAGTTGATAATAATGAGAGGCCCAACGAGGAACGGGAAACTATAATTGATCCCGAAACAGGCAAAAAGAGTTACGGTGATTATCTGTTTGCTGAATCAATTATCAAGTTTAAAGGTCGTAAAAAAATATATGCTATTTATAACTCAAAATATAGGCGTTTGGGTGCTGTTGAATCACAGGAAAATAATGCTGAAATATATCGTGTCAAGTGGCGTGAGTTATTGCATAAATGAAAGAGATAACTAGGTGGATCAAGTCGTTTTTAGGTTTTGTTTTCTGGTCTGTTCTTATGGTTGCTTTTATTTTTGGTTTGATTTGGGTTTTTATTCAAGTAATTAATAAAAAATAATATGGATAATAAGTTTATAGTTTTTCTTCGTAGATATAGTGCTTGGTTTATGTTGTTTTTAGCTATTTTGCTTTTCTTTTGTTGTGTAGCTGTTTTTAATATTTCTCTTGGTTATTTTTTTGAGGTTGATTCTTCGATGCTTTTGTTTTTTGGTGTCAATTTTGTCATTCTTTTTTGGGCTTTATTTCGTATGGCGTCGCATTTGCTTGATGATGCGTTTTATAAGATGAAGTTTGATAGGACTGGTGATGATTATGAGCATAGGTATTGTGATATGGTTTGTTCATGTGGTTATGATTTTATGCTTTTTGAATCTATGCGTTTGCCGGATAAGTCTAGTTTGAAATTGAAAGATAATGAAAATTAAAAATTAAAACTATGTCTGATTATTTTGAGTTTATTTGTGTTTGTGGTCATGAGTATTTTAGTCATGAGCGGGGTGGTCGTAGTTGTGATCTGTGTAATTGTACCTGTTTTGTTGGTAGTAGGCGTTATGTTAGGTCTTTGTCAGAAAGAAAGAAATTAATCCACCGCCATAGTCGTAACGCGGAAAAAAAACGTAAAAATATTTGAAATGCCTATACTTTTAGAGTTTGCTTTATTGGCTATAACAATTAAGGTTAGTCCTACGACAAAGAAAAAGAATTATTATCTTACTTTGTCTGATCATGGCGTGAATGGACAGGATTTTTGTGCTGACGGTGTTATAACTGATAAATTAATGGACGAGTTTCGTGAAGATGATGGCGTATGGATTCCCATTGAGGGTGGTGCCGTAGTTGTTAAAGGTACTTTTGAGCCTGAAATGGTTTATGGTAAATATACTCGTACACATGGTTTAGTTATGAAAAAGCTTGATTTGGTTAAATAATTTGTTGAAAATTGAGCTTTGCGGTGTTTTTCTTCTCCGGTGTTATGATCCTTTAGTTTTTAGGGTTCGGAAGCGTGTGAGGCGTTTTCTGCCTTAAAAGAAGCGGTGCGGGACAGCTTGGCCGACAGGCGTACTGTTCCGCACCGTCTTAACGGCTTAAAACCGTAAAACTTGTACTTTGTATCACATAAGCATACAGCATGACATGAAGTCTTTTCCTATTGAAAAAATTGTTGTATCTGGGCCTGTTTTGGAATATTTTTCTTATCCTACTTTTCCTGAGTATGGTGTTCGTTCTTCTCGTGAAATGGCTATACAGAGGGCTAGGAGTACGCTACGGCGTAAAATAAATGCTAATAGTGGTCAATGGTGGAATGAATCGTTGCAATGTTATTATAAGCCTTTATTTGTTACTCTTACTTTTGCTGATAATGTAACTGATTTGAAGTTTGCTAATTATCAATATAAGAAGTTTATTCAGAAGTTTAATCGTTTTGTTTTTAAGTCAAAAAAGAATGTTTTGAAGTATTCTGTTGTTATTGAGTGGCAAGAGCGTGGTGCTATTCATTATCACGCTTTGTTTTATAATGTTCCTTTTTTTGATTTGCGGAAGATGTTGGATTTATGGCCCTATGGTCGGCAGGAAGTTACTGTTGTTAAAGATGTTAAATTAATTGGTTCTTATGTTGTTAAATATATGACAAAAGAGTTTGATGATATTAGATTTCATGGTCAAAAGATGTATTTTGGTTCTCGTGGTTTGCTTAAGTCTTTAGTTGTTCGTGATACTGAGCAAATATTGGAATTGTTGAGTTTTGTTGATAGTCGTGATCTGATTTCTTCTTCTGATGTTGAAGGTGTTTTATTCTATCGTCAGTATATTAATGATATTTTTCGTATTTTTAATACTAGTCGTGTTATTTCGGCTAGTAATGGTGGCCTTTCTATGAGTTATGCACAGGTTGTGCAGAAAGATCAGTTGCGGTTATTATAGGTAGTATTATTATATAGGTATGCCTACGGTTACAGAGTTACAAACTTGTGAGCTCGCTCCTACTTCTTCTGAATGTGAATTGGTGCAGGCTAGGATATCTACTCAATATTATGTTCAATATGTCTTGGATATCTTATTGATTGTTGTTGTTATCGCTTTATTTATAAAAATTGTTACTTGGAAAAACTGGTTGAGTGAGGTTATTAAAAGATAAAATATCGAAAATAATTCTTATTATTTTAAAAAAAAAATGAGGAAATGGATATTGATAGGCGTTCTCTTGGTTATAGTGCTTTTTATTTCTACTGTTGGTGGTAAACTTAAGTTGAATAATAGTTCTTTGGTTACTGGTGCTTTAACTAATATATCTTCTAATAAATAAATGGCCGATCTAATAATGTATTATTTCTTTCATATTACTCCATTATTAATTGTTGTTCTTTTGCCTGTTTATTTTGTGATAGAGCCTTTAAAATGGGGTTTTAAGATGATAGAGAGTAATTTTAAACATTAAATATATGACTCCTACTAGTACTATAATAACTACTTGGGCTCCGCAGGCTATAAACTATATTTGGGATAGTATTACTGGCTTTTTTTATCAGGCTAATGCTGATACTTTTATCGTAGTTTTTATTATCGTTATTGGTCTTGTTTGTCTTATTATTGCTTCAATAAAGTCTGTTGTTCCAGTCGATCTAACAGGAAGGCATAAATTATAATGACTGATATTCAGGTTTTAGTTTTTAATACGATTTTAAATGATATAGTTTGTGGTACTATTCTTGGTATTTTATCAGGTATCGCTATAGTCGTAATGCGAAAAAATGGTTGAAATAATACAATGTACAATAAACTTGCTATTGGTATAGCTTCGGTTGGCACTGTTATTATGGGTCTTGTTTCGGTAGCAGTAGCTAATGCACAGGCGTTTGCTTTATCTACCTCGACAGAGGTTACTAATAATGGTGCGTTTATTCAGACAGCGTATGACAGGGTAATTAATTTGTTAGGCCCTACAGGTGCGGTTTTGTTCATGATAGTCATGGCGATCCTTGGCATTATCGTATGGCTTGCTGTTAAAGCTCCTCGTCATGTGGTATCTGCTTAA